AACCGTTACAACAACACAGCAGTGAATGTAAATTCTGGGACAGTGAACGTTTCCGGTAATAAACCGGGTGTGAAATTACAAACCAATATTTTCGGTGGACCCCCTACGATAGTTTTCCCAAAACGACTCTCGTTCAAGCCGACGGTTGTTGCTTCTAAGACTAACTCTGGAAGTCAAATGAATGATAGTACCGGTACCAACTCTAGGAGTCAAACGAGCTTTAACAATATCGCCACTTCTACTGGTACCAACGCGGGTCCCACCCCAACTCAATTTGGGAATGGTTTCAAGAAGAAGCCTTCTTTCCTTGCTGCTGGTCCCGCCGCTCCAGGTATCAATGCGATCAGGGCTAAGCAAAGTTCCTTTGCGAACAAGATAGCGACAAAATCCACCAATGCCGCCGCTGCTAATGGTCCCAAGAAACCTGGTATGTTTAATTGGATGTCTAAGAAGAAGAATGTGTCTGCCGCGGGTGCTGCCGCTGGTGCTGCCGCTGCGGGTGCTACTGTGGCTGCTGCTGCCGCCAATGCTCCTAAGAAGTGTGGAATGATGAACCGAATGATGGGTAGGTGCAAGAAAAATGTCGCTACCGGTACAAATACTGTTAACACCGGAGTGGGTACCAACAACCAAGCTGGTACGACTAACATGGGAGCTGGCACCAATAACCAAGCTGGTACGACTAACACCGGAGTGGGTACCAACAACCAAGCTGGTACGACTAACATGGGAGTGGGTACCAACAACCAACCAAGCATATTTAACGCTCTAACTGGTGGTAACAAACCGAAAAATACTAACACCGGAGTGGGTACCAACAACCAACCAAGCATATTTAACGCTCTAACTGGTGGTAACAAACCGAAAAATACTAACACTGGGGTGGGTACCAACAACCAACCCAGTATATTTAACGCTCTAACTGGTGGTAACAAACCGAAAAATACTAACAATGATATTAACTATGTAGCCAATAAAATTATGAATGAAGTCAATAAAGATGTCCGATCTAAATTGCGAAACAATGGTGATGATGCTATTTTGAAAAGCGTATCCGATGATATACTTGACGATTTATTGAAAAAAGATATCACAAACCGAGTGAACGCTATGAGCCGAGTGAACGCTGTGAACCGAGTGAACGCTGTGAACCGAGTGAACGCTGTGAACCGAGTGAACGCTGTGAACCGAGTGAACGCTGTGAACCGAGTGAACGCTGTGAAGGTTCGTACCAGTGTGGTGAATGATATAATGAATCAATTAATAAAGAAAGACATCACCCCATCTATAAATAAACGAGTATCCAACCCTAAAGTGAACATCACTGGTGATGTAATTGATGTAGTTATGAAGGGTGTTAAATCCGAAATCACAAATGTTTCGAACAACAAGAAAGATATTAATTTCGTAGAGAATAAGATTCTTAATCGACTCACACAGAATGTCAAAACAAACATCAACAATGGTGTCTCCAAGACTACCAGGAAAGATGGTCCGCGACCCAAAAATGTTTCGAACAACAAGAAAGAGATTGATTTCGTAGCGAATAAGATTCTTAATCGACTCACACAGAATGTCAAAACAAACATCAACAATGGTGTCTCCAAGACTACCAGGAAAGGTGGGCGTGCGGCTGAGCCCAACAAAAACAATGTATTTGAGAACGCGTCTAACAAGACGTTTAAAATCAACAATAATGTAAAAATGATGAACAACCCCTTATTTAATAACAACAACGGTGAAATTTCAGCCTCATCCCTCACTAAAAATAACATTAAAAAAAGTGTGAACAACATCCCCGAAGAAGTTGAAAAACAGGAAAACGTGGTACGCAACATGGTAACGAATCTTAACTCCGAGCGAAACAGGATCAAGAATAAAGTTACAAAGGAATTGAATTTGAGACCCGACAACACCGGAGTTTTCAGTGAAAGACGTGGCTTAGACCGGGGTCGTATAGGTCAATGGGCGAAAGAGTTGAGAGAAGCTGATACGATCGATAATTTGAAAAACATAGAAAGCAAACTGAACCAAAAGGCGGAACTTCGCAAAAATATAGAAAACAAGTACACGAGGATGGGTCTCACTAAAGTCGAAAAGATGGACCATCGTAGAAAAGTGGTACAATTTGCGAACAACGCGAATGCTCGGCGTACGCTTGTAGAAATTCAGGTGAAGAATAAGAAGAGTAACAATAACAATACAAACTCTGTGATATCTAACTACAACTCAAATGTAAATTCGAATGAACCTAATAAGAAGATGAAGTATGGATCCCGAGAGAATTTCATCAATGCTAAAAAGGTTGAACTCCGGGACTTGGCAAAGGGTACGCGTACAAATTTTAGTAGAAATATCAACCGTTTGGAAAATCGAACAAACGTGGCGAAACTTCGTGGGCGGATCGAAGGAGCGATTCTTAGAAACGAACCCAAGAATAGCCGCCAGCGTTCCGAACGTCGGGTCGATAACAGGGCTTTACTGAAAAAACTGAAGAAGGATGTAAAGAAAAAGACCCCCGGGCTTAGCCCGGCTAAGATAAATGCCGAGGCTAGACGATTGTTTCGAAGCCTAAGTGAAAAGTAATACTTAATAAAGTATCTTAAAATGAATGAATATGACGACTGTACCGTGACTACCGACATGCCTCTCAGCGACGAGGTTGCCGATTTCATCGAAAAGGGTCTTAATGGGGATGTGGATGTGAAGGAGTGGTGTGATAATAACCTCGATAATATCGCAGAGATATATGAGAAGTACGGGCATTCGTACATGTCATATAGGGATGCGGAATTGGTGTTGGTATTTGCGAAAACCTTGTACGAGAATAAGATTTCAGACGCACGCGAAAAGTTGTCTCTATTTGTAGCGTGTCAAGATTAGATTGTAATTTAAAGAAATAAACTTCCTTTAAGTTAATGAATACATGCGATGTATGTTGTGAAAAAATTAACAAGATAAATCACAAAGAAGTTAAGTGTCCTTTTTGTGATTTAACAAGTTGTCGTTCATGTTCACAAAAGTATCTTCTTTCAACTTTCGAAGATCCTCATTGTATGGGGTGTAAAACGTTATGGAGTCGTGAATACGTTGATTCATTTTGTACAAAGTATTTTCGAAATGTTGATTTGAAGCGTCATAGGGAAAATGTACTGTTCGAACGGGAAAAGGCTCTCATGCCCCAAACACAGGTAGAAGTTGAGAGGGTGCTCGAGATACAGAGGCTTCGACGTGAAGCAAGTGAACTCCGTAAATCCTTAATCGATCTGTACGAGATACACCGGATATCGTACCCGATTACAAATGAGGTATTCTTACGACACCCGGAAATATTAACAATACATAACGAGTTGGAAGAAGTGTATGTTAAAGTCGAAGAATTAAGGAATCGTGGTCAACTAAATGTGAATACTCAAATAAAATTTACACGTAAGTGTCCAATTGAGGAATGTAAAGGATTCCTAAACGAAGAGTTTTTCTGTGGTTTGTGTCGTAATAACTTTTGTAAAGATTGTTTAGAACCTCTTGGAGATGACCACACATGTGATCCACGGGTTGTAAAAACGATGAAGTTGTTAAATCGAGATAGTAAATCATGTCCCAAATGTGGAACAGTCATATACAAATCTAGTGGGTGTTCACAGATGTGGTGTATCAACTGTCACACGGCGTTCGATTGGAGATCTGGTGAAATCGCGACTGGGCGTATACATAATCCACATTTTATCGAATTTAAGAGGAAAGGGGGTGTGAGCAGGGAACATGGAGATATCCCGTGCGGTGGTATACCAACATACAGGGAACTACGCCAAGCCGAAGCATCCGACGATTTACTGAATCTATCAACCTATATATTTTATGCGGATAGGGAAAATGCGTATATTGACCTGGAACCCATTGATAACTTAAATGCCCGCGTCGCGTATATGCTCAATCATCTCGATGAAAAAGAGTTTAAAATATTTTTACAGAGACAGGAGAAATATAAGGATAAGATGAGGGACATGTCACATATATTCGAAATGTTGACCCATACCGGTGGGGATCTCCTTCGCCAATATATACTCGAACCATCACGACAACCGGAAATCATAGACTTATTATCAAAAATATTAGTGTATGGAAATGAAATTTTTGAAACAATACGGAAACGATATAATTGTGTATTACCAAAAAATTTATATTTCTAAATAATAAGATGAATGATAGTTTGATCATACTCATACTGGCTCTCATCTTTTTGTATATGTTACCAAGGTACCCCGAGCCAACGTTGATCGAGAATTTTATTACAGAACAGGAACGAAGACATATCATACAAGAAGCATCTGGGAAACTTGAACCGTCAACCATCTCAGCGGATAAGAAGATTGACACGAGCTTTCGTAAGAGTGATACAGCATGGTTGGGTAGAGATGATAAAATTGTGGATACCGTGATGAGAAAATGTCTGAAATACACCGACAGACCCATAGATAATTATGAGAAACTCCAGGTTGTTAGGTACAAAGCTGGTGGATACTATAAACCTCACCAAGATGCATTCGCTAACGAGGAGAACATGCGGGTGTATACATTCATACTCGCATTGAATGATGGATACAATGGTGGTGAGACTGTATTCCCAAACATAAATAAGACCTATAAACTCAAGGCTGGTGACGCGTTATTTTTCGATACATTAGACAACTATAATCTCATAACATCCAAGGCTTTACATGGAGGTAAACCGGTAAAGTCTGGGGATAAATGGATTTGTAATTTATGGGTAAGGAAATACCCTTATCCAGACGGCTTTCCGTCGTCTCGTTGATCTACGACGGCGATCGGTACGCCTTGTTTTACGCTTTTTTATCCTTGAAGCCAACTTTTTTATAAAATAAAGCTCGTACGTAAATTTTTTAAAGCGCTCATCATCCTCCGATAGTTCTATATTCTTTTTGTAAATTATACTCCACAAATTAGTATATTTTACAGCTGGAATTATTAGACATTTATAATACTTTGTCAAGAATTCAATAAGTTGTAATGCGAGTGCCACCCTCATATCTCCAACCGGTTTGGTGTCAATTTCTATGAGAAAAGTATTTATTTTATCAGTCATCTCACGTTCCGTGAATAGATCGAGATACGTAAATTTCGAACACGTGAAACAGCTGACACCACCGTTACGGAAGTGATTAAAAGTACACTTATCACAAAACTCGTGGTCACATGATAATTTCGTTCTATAATACATTGATTTTTCACAACTTCCACAAATATCATCTACTACATGTTTATGATCATCACATAAATGGGTGTCGTCAATGACATGTTTCTTACATGGATAATTATCTGGTCCGCAAGCGACGCATAACATTCTTATATATATTTATATTACAAAACTTTAATACACATGTCTTCGTATTTAGAATTACCAACATACACATATGATAAAATGTCAATAAATGAAACACGGTTGTTCAGACGAGATTTTGAAAAACCCGTTGTTATACGAGGATTGTATAACCCAACGGCTAAAAATATGAGTATAGATGCGGTTGTTTCGATGTTTGGTGATATTGAGTTGCCGATGGAGACGTATGAAATGGAAAATACACCCACACCCTCTTCCGAGATAGAAGAACATACGATGAAATATATGTTTGATCATTGGAAAACAAATAAGCCACCATTTTTATATTGTGCAGAAGTTGATTTATTTGAACAACCCATATCAGACAAATTGACGAAAGCCTTACATAACCCAAATACAGAACATAGGGAAATTGATGAATTTTTCTTATTTTTAGGTAAAAATCATAAAACTGGTTTACATTTACATGTCAATGGTGATTATATATTAAATCAGTTATTCGGGAGTAAAACGATTTACATATTCGAGAATTACGAAAATGCAAATGTTCGTAAAAATCCATTTTATTATTTCAATCAATCCAATTTTGCTATAGACGATTTTTTCGAAATGGATCACAGCAAAATGAAAATTTATAAAACGACCTTATACCCAGGGGATAGTCTCATTATTCCACCATGGTACTGGCATGCTACACATGGGCATGAAATTAATATGTCCATGACACAGACCTTTACGAGACGAGATGAATCTTTTATATGGAAAAACCCAAATTTAATATTTGACTATTATTTCGATTATGGACCACAACAATTGATAGCTATACTTGCGGTTATTATAATTCTAGTTTTCATTTTAAGGCGTCAAAGTTGATCTCGAACCCGTTCTCTGTTCACCATATGCAGAGCCTCAACTTCAGACTTATTCTGTGCCGCATATGGAACAGCATACCCCTCATCAACCAACGGTGATTATAGTTAAAACTTTAATACCCTCATATATTAGATGAAGTGTGTGGCTACATTTTCTGAAAACAGTCTTTACAAGATAAAACTGGCAAAGACTCGTAAGAATGTCCTTGAAGCTATGTACCAGAGACCGAGTATCGTGGAGGTGCGTCCTATTAGGGAAAATCTGAGACTTCGTTTACGTTTCACCGAAGCGATAAAAGAAGCACAGGAAATGTGTAAAATGGATAAGGATTCATCTGAGTGTCATTGGGCTTGGTACGAGGTTGACGAATTAGAGGATTCTATGCTACGTCTATACCCCGATAGATGGTGACATTTGGTGGATCGTCATCATACCCATAATACTGAATAGATATTCCAAAGAGATCTATCATTTCCGGATTAACGTCTTCATTCATATATCTTTTCCAATTTTGTAAAGTTGTGTGGAAATATTCAACACCATCCTCTGAAAATGCACCTATACGCATGAATGGTCTACTACGTAGCTTTCTCATATATTCATAAACAGCCTCAGGTAAAGGTGTTGTTCTATTATATACTGATTTTAACACGTCGACAATGTAATATCCATGTGAATCGCAAATTATATTTACCTGCATTTTAGGAA